CAAGCAGACGATACATCTTACGAGGTCTCAAGTGCCATCGCAGATATTGTCCAAGCAAGCGCAGAATTCCAATCAACAGATGCAGTTGAACACGGGGTAATACTTTCCTCGGGTGCGACTGTTTCCGCGACTGGAAATGGAACAGGCGTAGATAACACTCTTGCAACCAGTAATGGTGGTGCAGGTTTTCTATCGGTTCCAGTAAATACCCGTAACGGAAACATCACAGTAAAGATTCAACACTCAGCAGATAATTCAACTTTTGCTGATTTGATTACTTTTACCGTGGTGAGCAGTACAACTAAGACTTCACAAAGAGTCGAGGTTGCTAGTGGTACAACAGTAAATAGATACCTACGCGTGAACTACACAGTCGCAGGTTCAACAGGCTCGGCTACCCCTGTGGTGGCTTTTACTAGGAGGTAAAAAACAATGCCTACATTTCGTCATGGTAAATCCACCGTATTCAAGGTAGACAATTCAGGTGGAACACTTACAAACATCAGCGACACACTTACAGATGTGTCATTCCCACAATCAGTAGACACAGCCGAGACCAGTAGTTTCGGAAGTTCTGCAAAGTCTTATGTAGTCGGATTGTCAGATTCGACGCTATCAGTTTCAGGAAACTTCGATGCGACAGTTGATGCTCACTTGGCTGGAATTCTAGGTCAAGCGGCTTCAGTTTCATTCGAATACGGTCCTGAAGGCTCAACAGTTGGGTTCGTCAAATACACAGGAGAGGCATACCTAACTTCTTACGAGAAGAGTGGTGCTATCGGAGATGTAGTGACATACTCAGCAGAGTTCCAAGTAACAGGCGCTATCACTCGAGGCACCTACGCTTAATAGGAATTGATTCAAAAAAACTAAATAATTTATCGTGACCAACCTAGTGTCCCAAGGAGAAAAGAAATGACAGATTTACGCGGAAAGATATTTTCGGCTGACGATATTACGAGAGAATTATTGGAAGTCCCTGAATGGGGAGTTTCAGTAGAAATTCGTTCTATGACAGCAGGACAAAGAGCAACACTTACTGAGGGAGCAACCTCCGCAGATAAGGTAGATGTTTCTAATATGTATGCAAAAACTGTTATTGCAACTGTGTTTGACCCTACAACGGGTCTACCAGTCTTTACAGAACAAGACCGCGAAGCAATTCTTTCAAAGAATGGCGCAGTCATCGAGCGTTTGGCAACAAAGGCTCTTGGCAGTTCAGGTCTTGGCGAAAAGGCGGTAGAAGAAGCACAGGCTCGATTTCCTGAAGAATCCTGAAAGACGGTTTCTTTTTGAAATAGCAGAAAAGTTAGGTCGGACGGTGGGAGAACTTCTTTACGGAAGTGAATCCCACCGCCCACTTAGCAGTATGGAATTAACCGAATGGAACGCTTTCTATATTGTAAAAGAAAAAGAACGCGAGAAAGCCGAGAGAAGAGCGAAGGCTAGGAGATAAATGGCTGATTCACCAACCATGGAAGTCCGCGCTCGCCTCACCGCCGATTCCGCTCAGTTCACAAAAGGTCTAAGTGAAGCAACAAAAAGTGCTGAAACTTTTCAAGGGGCGGCTACTAAACTTAATTCTGCTTTAATTGGGTTAGGTGGAGCCGCCGCTGGACTTTCTATAAGCCTCATTGTTTTTGCTACTAAGTCGTTCAAAGCCGCCGCTGAAGTTCAAGAATTAGATATTGCTTTACAGTCTATTGGTAAATCTACTCGTTACGGATATACCCAACTTTCTCTTGCAGTCGAAGCAATTAAAGAAGTTGGAATTACCTCCGCCGCCGCTAACCGCACGATTATCAAACTTGCTCAGTCCAATGTTGATTTAGGTAACGCTAGTGAGTTAGCCACTATTGCTCAGAATTTATCTGTTACAGCAAGCGTAAATGCCGCTGATGCCTTACAGACTTTAACCTTTGCTATTACAACTGGGCAGACAAGAATGTTGCGCCAAATTGGTATCACAACTGGTGCTACCGAGGCTTTTGCTATTTACGGACGAACAATAGGCAAGAGCGCTAGTGAGTTAAACATGGCTGAAAGACGCCAAGCCGTATTAAATTTTATTATGCAAGAAGGCACAAAGATAACAGGCGCCTATGCGTTAGCAATTCAAAGTCCTTCTAAAGCCTTAAAAGAAATGTCAGATGTTACCAACAACTTACAAGTTGCTGTTGGTAAAAGATTGCTTGATGCTTTCAGTAAAATAATTTTAGCCTCTTTTGATTTATACACAAAGTTCTCAGTAGCGGCAAATGGAACTGGAACTTTCTCTAAATTCCTTGATGCTATGGAAAAGGTCTTAACTAAATTAGCAGACCCGTTTGCAAAGTTATTGACAAGCCTTGGTGGTTTTATTGACAAGATAGATAAAAGCAATATAAGTGTTAATCAAATTGCTGGCACTATGGAAAAGGTTTTACCTATTGCCGCCGCGTTTGCTACTTTTTTTGGTATTAAAGCAGGTAAGTCTTTGGCACAAGCCGCACCATTCTTCCAAGGATTTTTTGCAAACTTAGCAAGATTTAATTTAGTTTTCACAGCATTTACCCTAGCCGTAACATCTCCTCAAATTAGAGGAGCATTAGGACAATTAGTTAGTGCTTTCGCACCGCTCCTACCAACACTTAAAAAAGTTGCAGGAGTGTTTGCGGAAGTTTCTGCTTTATTGCTTGGTGCAGTTGCGAAGGCTATTGGTCTCGTAGCCTCTATCGTAAGAACATCTATTAGTTTTGTTCAAACTTATGCAGGAGTCTTTAAGGCTTTGGGAGTTGTAGTTCTAGCAGTTGCCGCAGGTTATGGCGCTTGGTTTGCTATAACAACCCTTCAAACTGCTAAGTTAGCAATCCTTAATGCAATAACAATAGCGACTACGACAGTAACTACTGCGCTAACCGCGGCTCAAAAACTTCTCAATGTAACTATGTTGATGAACCCAATACCTCTTGTTATTGGCGCTATCGTTGCTTTATTGGTTGCTTTTGGTTATCTAATCAAAACAAATAAGAGTGTCAGAGATGTATTTGCGGCAGTATTTAATTTTATTGTGAAACTTGTTATTACTGTTTTTGCTTTAATTGTTAAGGCTATTGGGTATTTACTAAAAGGTTTTGCTATGATGATTCGAGTTCTTGGAATGGTTGCAGAATCTTATGCCAAGGTATTTGAGTTTGTCATAGATATAATTCTTACTACGGTTATATTCATACTTAAAGCAGTTAAATCTATTATTGATGGATTTATCAAACTTATGGAATCCCAAGGAATTCTTTACGATGTAGTTAAAACTATATTTAACGGAATAATCAAGGTTATTTCCTTAGTTGTTGAGGGCATTGTTAGGGTTTTTGCTTTTGTCATTGGCGCTGTTGCTGACCTTGTTGGAGCATTTAATGATTTGTTTGGTGGAGTTAAAAACATCTTCTTAAAGATTTTATCTGCTATTTCAAATGTAGGCGGAGGCATTTTTAATGTATTGGAAAACATTGCTTCTAACATTGGCAAATTCCTTGGTTTTGTTTTTGACAAATTAACTGGTTGGATTCGTTCTATCGCCGCTCTATTTGAAAAAATTCCTAAGATTGGTCCTGAAATTGCTAGTGGTATTAGAAGTGGTCTTGACGCTGGTAAAGCATTAGTGACAGGTTTTGCTTCTACGCTTGTAGGATTCGGCAAGACAGCATTTGATGGAATTCTTAATGGTGTAACAAAGACAGTCAATGGAATATCTACTGTTGGCAATGCTGTTGAATCAGGACTAAGAGCAACACAAAAAACTCTTACTAAATTTGCTGTAAAGGTCGAAGAATTTGGAAACAAAGATAACGGCGCAAAACTTATTGACGGTTTAGTCGGCGGAGCAAAAAAAGCATCAAACGCTTTAGACACAATGATTGACAAACTTGGTAAAGCAGTAAAGTTTGATTTTGCGGGAACAGTTGGAAAGTTTATTGATAGCGTGGCTGATAAGGCTGACGCGGCTGGTGATTATCTAATCAAACTTTCAACTCAGATGATGGCGTTTGCTGAGACAACAGATTTTGCGGCTGAGGCTGGCGATGGCATTAGCAACTTTATAGAAAAAATAAAAGACAGTCTAAAAGAAGGTCTTGGCTTTGGCGACATTCTTAAAAAAGAACGCGAGAAAGCAGAGGGTCTGCCTAAAGGTGGAACCGAAGATGCTTTGACTGATATTCAAGACCAAGCCGATTTAATGAAAAAGATTCGTGAGGCAATGACCGCTGGTATTGAGTCAATGCGTGATGTTCTACAAGATTTACAACAAGCGGCTAAAGACTTTGCAGACTCCCTCAAAGACACAATCATGGGTTTCGCAGGACTTAAGAGCATTGAACTTCCTGATGGTTTCATTCCAAAGGCTAAGTCCCTTATTGAGAATATGCAGACTCGCTTAAATAAGAGCCAACAGTTTGCTAATCAAATTACTCAACTTCAAGCCCTAGGTTTAGATGCGAACGCAATTAAAGATTTAGTTGAATCAGGACCAGTTAAGGGCGCTCAAATTGCCGCGTCGATTCTTGGCGGCGGCGCTGAGGCGATTGCACAGATTAACGAGATC